TCACTATATCACGTTTTAACTTAGGCATTTCGGTTTCCAGGATTGATTTTTCATTAGAAGAATTATAACTACTTTAAGGTCAGATGTCAATAACTATTTTTAAGCACCTATCACTAGAAGCTAGTGGCTGAGCTTTGGAATGAATAGAGGGCGTATCGTAGCGCATCAGCCATGTGCGATGCCATATTATGTCTCGGCTTTTCCTTAATCAAATTAGGGTTTGGGTCCCATTGATACGCATCTACACATATTAAGCATTCCTTTTGCATCTGGTCTATAATGATTTTATCATTATCCATTAGACTTGCAACATGAGATATTCCATCGAGCACCGACTTCTTCGCATTGATTGTAGAAATTCCATAGTTTTGTGCAAAGTCAAAACGAGTCTGCTGTGCCGCACTATCAATATAAATATAATCAATATTATAAAGGTCGATAAGTTTTTGTATCTCCTCTGCGTGTTGTTCCGTTGTTCTCTCAGAGTTAAGATACTCTGCTAGCAAATAGTACTTCTCTGCATCCCAATCATATGCGATTACACACATTGCTGTTGGGTCTTTGAAACCAACGTCCAACCCCGCAAAGACGTCCATTCTACTAGTATCGAGATTAGATAGGTCTGCAGTGCATTCCTCGAAGTTGAACTTCCAAATCTGGCCTTCGTATGTATTAAAGTCAGCTTCATACTCTTGCCTAAATTCTGCTTCTGACATAGACTTCCGAGCTTCTTTAATATCACTGTCTGTCATACGCGGATTATCGCGATAAGTTGCACGAATACTACACCACTCTTCAAATTCGTCTGAATAACCTCTATGGTAGAACTCAGAGAACCAGTTGTTGCGACCCCGTGGCGTGGAAATGAAAATTGCTTTTGAATTTGGTTTATCAAGCGTAGGTCGGAGTGCTACGTTAAAAGCATCTCGTCCATCTGCAAGTGCGGCTTCGTCAAATATAATCAGGTCATAAGAGCGACCCACACAGGAATCCACCTGATTGACAGAGCCCATGCGAATGGTGGAGCCGTTGGAGATTTCGATAACTTTATCTTTTGCGTTATCTTTTGTAACTTCTAAATCAAAATGTTTAATAAGGTTTCTTTGAAGGTCAAAAGAAATCTGAGACAAGGCGTAGTTGGGGGACATGATAAGGATATTGGACCCTGGTACAAGGGAGACTAGTTGTCCAATAATGTTAGCGATGTATGTCTTTCCCTGTCGTCGAGAAACGGCGGCACAGACAAAACGATACTTCGGATTGTTGATCGCATTGATAATTGCTACCTGCGATGGAAGTGGTTCTACTCCCAATAAATCCAAGTATGGAGGTATTGGGAGCTTAATGAACCTTGTCTCAGATTGTAACTCTAAAATGTTATCGCCAGTTATATCTCTCCGGCTTATTTCAATTGCCATTCGGTTTGCCTTGTAATTTTATGCGTTATCTACCAATATGATATCAAAGATAGCACCCACTCCACAAGTTGCGGAAGTAACTGCATCAATTCTTATATCGGATTTTTCAGTAAAAACCAAAGGAACGGCATATGTATAGTTTATCGGATTGCCCCCTTGAGTGCCCCACAGCCCTTTTATAGCAAAAGTACCATCTGCTATGTCGAACGATCTTGCTATAAGCCGAAACAGTACTGATACGTTGGCTTTATCACTACTTCCTGCGAAGTGTATTAAATAGCCTGTTTTTCCTGCGGGAACCGTATATACTGCCATAAGAGTTTGAGAATTACCGGCAAGAATTTTTGCAACTACAGTACTTGACTGAGTAATAGAAATATTACCCAAATTTAGTGCGGAAATCATTTGCGCTCTAAATACTCTTACGAACTGAGAAGTAGATGCGGGGCCTCCAACAATAAGAGTTTCTTCTAGTGGTAGGTAATTTTGGTCTAGTCCTGTGACAAGTATTGTTTTAGTATTATCTAATGCGTTACTGCTTGCTACTGTTACTGTAGAAGCTGCACGATATGGGTATGATGCGATTGTACCGCAGTTATCCCATACTGTAGCGGAACCGTTTATGTCGGTTCCCGAGTATCCAAACTTATTAATATGTGAGTAACCTGTCAGCAACCCCGCAGCGAGGTCAATATTATTACTACTACCAACATTGGTTACTGCTAAAGGGTTATTAATGGTAACCGGTAAACCGTTTGGATTTGTGACAATGTTCATATCGAACTCATCATCATTAATTTGACCGTTTTTTAAATAATATTGTGCTGTTCTGTTTCCCATTACCACTTCACCTTGTCAGCCCAATAAGCTGCGGACATCTTGCCCTTTGCAATATTTTTTGCGTGGCGGGCTTTAAAAGAAGCTCTTTTTTTCTTCATTGCTTCTGATTCTCCAGCCTTGGGCTTCCCTGCCGTATTAGCTCCTTGCTGGCCGAAACGAATTGTCTTAATCTTTGTACCAACCTTTGCCACAACAATGTGCGACTTCTTGGGATGGCCTGGAGTGCGCTTCGGTTTATTAAACCCCGCAACGCCTGCTCTCTTGAGTCTCGAATCTTTCTTCTTTGCTTTACTTTTTACGGGCACGTTTCTTTCTCTTCTTAAAACCACCTTTCATAGCGGCATAAGCTTTAGGAGTAATCGTAGACTTTTTCTTGCTACGACTAATGCCTTTTTTCTTTCTCGCATTGATATTTGCGTATAAACCAGGTCTAGTTACTTTCTTCTTCTTCGTAGGCATTGTCAATATCCTCTAACCACGAAGTTGAAAACAGTGGCTCCTCTACAGCTACGGGAGCTGGAGTATCTGAACATGAGGCAATAAATGCGTCGGCTTCTGCTTCAGTGGCAAAACGCTTTTTACCGCCGCTACATTTAGCGCAAGCTTTACACTCTACAAACCACATTCCACGTTTAAAGTATTTCATTTCTTTTTCCTTTTCTTAGGCTTGAATCCGTGTTTGATAGCATTCAGTAACCTAACTTGGCGTTTAGCGGCCATCTTTGACTTCGCTTTGGCTCGCTTTACCCATTTACCCGCCTTCTTAACTTGTACCGTAGTTCCTTTAACTCTGTAAGGCATATTATTTTCCAAATGCTTCTTTTGCATAGAAGGCTGCGACAATAGCCGCTACTGAAACAAAGTATGTCGGTGCCATATCTCCAAGGATTTTGGAAGCACTATCGAGGTTTATAAAATCTGCAAGTACAACTGCAAAGGGGTAGAGTAACATTCCGAAAAGAGCAAACCATGCCATGTTCCGTTGAGCATCTTGCTTCTTGTCTTCATTCTCGTACTGAGCTCTTTCATGCTCGACACGCATCAACTCTTCCACTCTTGCGAGTTCTTCATCACTTACGATACCATCACCATCAATATCATACTGTTCGTACTTTGAACCTTTTTCCATTACTTTCATAGCTATGCTCCCGGCCAATACTTGAGCATAAGGACTATAGTTCCCCAAAGTGCTCCACTCAGTAATATCAATAACCCCGTAGTTACGACAGTAGTTACAAAAGCTTTTCTACGACGAGCCTGTGCGTACACAGTCTTCTCTCGCTGCTCTTTAATCTTTCGACGCATTTGTAGCAGTTCTTGATAGCCATCACCAGGGAACGAGTATGTAAGTAATTCACGCAGCTGCTTCTCTTGTTCATCCAACTTTCGCTTCTGAATAAAGAGTTCCATTGCTTCTTGTTCAATACTTTTTCCTGCAAATAGCTTTTTAAATATTGGCGGGTTTTCGGCCTGTCGCTTTGCTTCGTTAAAGTCTGCTACGGCCCCGTACCACTTACCGATTTGCCCTAGCGTATCTTCCACTTCTCTTCCCGCAGCAACCATCGCCTGCACTGTTTTAAATGCCGAGGTTGCCATCGCTACGGCAGATATAGGGTCTATCACAACTTCATAGATAGGGTCACAATCAAGCCCGCTAAGAACAGTATAAGTGCGCCAGACATGGCAACCATACGACTCTCGATACGCAACAAAGCGTCTTCAACTTTACCCAGACGAGTAAAAGTTGTTTTCCAACGCTCTTCGCATTGCACTTCATGTGCGTGTAATCCGCTCTTTAAATCATTGACTTCCCGTTCCACTTAAGAGTTTCTCCATTAGCTTACCATAATTACCCTGTCCGAAAGGCACTGCCTCATTTATCTGAACATTGGTCTGGTTCTTGATGTTAGTCCCTTCT